GCATTTGTTATTTTAGATGATTGTTTATATGATGCAACTTGGACCAGAGATAAAATGATGCGTTTACTCTTTATGAATGGAAGACACTGGAAAATTATGCTTATTATTACGATGCAATATCCGTTAGGTATTCCTCCAAATCTAAGAACAAATATTGATTATGTATTTATTCTAAGAGAACCCTATATTGCAAACCGAAAACGTATTTGGGAAAATTATGCTGGTATGTTTCCAACATTTGAATCGTTTTGTCAAGTTATGGACCAGTGCACCGAAAATTTTGAATGTTTAGTTATTAATAATAATTCAAAATCAAATAAACTACACGATCAAATTTTTTGGTATAAAGCACAACATCACGCCGATTTTAAATTAGGATCCAAAGAATTTTGGGAATTATCAAAAGATTTAAATTCAGACGACGAGGATGATTCATATGATCCAAACAGTTCTAAGAAACGTGGGCAAGGACCAAAGATTAGCGTGAAAAAAACGTCAAAATGGTAAAAAATCATTTTTAAGAATTCATAAAATTGAATTACTTTTGTATTTATTATAATCAGTAACCCTTTGTAGTTGATTGATATATCACTACCTGTCCAAAGAGACATATTTTAAGACCAGACCATAACGAATCAGCCATGCAGAACCAGAACCAGAACCAGAACCAGAACCAGAACCAGAATGTAGCCGCCGAAGAGCAAGTAAATTTCCGTGATACTTGCGTCGCATCTTATATGAATAGATGCAGTAATGATTTACAAATATATGACATCATTTACCATTGCCGTCCTCGCGAAAAAGACCTAGCGCGAGGGCATGGTCCTTATGACGATACACTCCAAGTAGGTATTTGTAGTTACCATCACAACAAAATTCTTGCCAACGTTCCAGACGACAAAGAACGTCGATTGCCCGAAATTTATGGGTGGGATGAAAGCGACGCGTTGTCCGATCTTACGCATGAGTTGCGTCATGAACCGGACTATTGCCGATGTGAAATATTCGGTAACAATGAACTTCACGAAGCAATCATCGCACACATCCGAGGAGGGTTTGACATAGATACTGACTATGATTGCGCAGAGTGCGAATATAACCATCCTTCGTGGCGTAATGATCATGAAGTGTTCTTTGGTGCTTTAAAAACACGCGATGAAATCGAGCGCATGATTGAAAACCGACCCGACATGCTTTTAGAGCAAAATCAATTTGGGAAAACGCCGTACCAGATTATTCCCGAATTGATTAAAACTCTTGAAGAATCGCGAAATGGGGAGTATGTGAAATATCACGAACAGGGGAAGGCTGGTGCGAATGCTCAATTATTGCGTGGTATTAGGACAATGATAAAGCAAAATGGGGGAGAAGAGGAGGTAAATGAAGCAGACGAAGCATACTTGATGGGAGGAGAGTAAGAGAATTATTAGAATAGAGGCGAGGGAAAACCCCTTATCGAATGGTAAATAAATTATATGAAAAAAGAAAAAGAAAAGACTTGGTAAGTGTCTTTTTTAATTTTTTTTATATAATTTTTTATTATTGTATATTCATTTCTTTAAAAATTTCTTTCATTTTTGATAGAATTTCTGATGGTATAAATTCTAAAATATAACTAGCAGCATTTAATTCAATCGCCATTTTTTTTGATTTTTCATCATTACATAACCATTCCTTATCCACAGTATTCTTATTATGGCACGATATAACAATACATTTACCCGAGTCTAATTGTACCATTGGTTCAGTAAAATCATTTGTAAAACTGCTTTCTTCTGCCTTATCCAACCCGCTCGCGTGTGAATGATTTTTCAAATATTCACGCTTGTATGCCATACAATTATTGGTAGAATGATTTGGTCCAAATGTTCTGAATTGAAATAATCTATTGTACAAATAAAAATAAATATATACATTTGAACATCCAGCAATAAGCGACGATGAATTAATTAGGCGATATACTGCATGACTTACCCGTGTTGGTGGGTAATAATCATCATCATCCATACATACTATAATGTCTCCGTGACATGCATTATTACCTATATTACGCAAATCGCTCAAATATTGTTTTTTCACAAAAGGTATATAAACAATTTCTAGATTAAATGGCAATAAAGTTAATGTCTTCCATTGTGAAATAATATATTTTTCGTTTGCAATTGCGTCGGCTGAATGATGACTACCGTCTACAATAACCCACTCAGTAATATTTCTGTAGACTTGTTTTTTAATTAACTCAGCTAAGTTAGTTAAACATTTACGTCTTGAATATTGTGTAATTGTTACAATAGAAACACTTGGATTATCATTTTTTTGTAATTTATCCATTATTATACGTCTTATTTAATAATAATAATAAATTGTTTATAAATCATTTATTATTATCATTTATTATTATCATTTATCATCATATATTTTTATATTATTTAATCTGTCTTTTCTTCTGTATCAACCGTTTTAATTTCTTCTTTTAATTCTTCAGGCAATTCACGAACTTCAGCAATTCGACTAAGCCCGTGATCCGAATTCTTATCAACGACAATGTTTTCTCCTTCAAATAGTTCTTTACGCAAATCCGCAACTGAAATTTCTTTAGTATCGTTACCCGAAATAACCGAATTTTGCATATCTTTCACACTAACCAAATTACCTTCTTCGTCGATTGTTTGAGTCAACATATTACCACTTTCAATTGCTTTTTTCTTATTATCTTCCATAGCTTTTACCTTTGTATCGCGCACTCGCTTATCAAATTCAACCTTAGCCGAATCCTCATTCTTTGTTTTTTCTTGCATCAATTGATTTAATTCATCTTCCAAGTATTCAACGCGGCCAGTTTTATATGATTCGGGATGAAACGGCATCCATGTTCCAACTGGACCAACATACACATCATGATTAGGATCGATCTCGCGTAACAACTTGCATCTAAGCTCGGCTTCTTCTTGGCTAGGATAAGAACCACGCACTTTCAATCCACGAACGCTTGTTTGAAATCCATTCTCTTTAATGAATCCTTCTTCTAATTTACTTTCATTCGCATCTAAAAAGTTTTTATAGTCATCTTCTAGGGTGCTTGCAAAAAGTTTATCTTTTTCGTCTTTACAAAATTCTTGTAAATCCCGAGAAATAGTATCTAAATTCAAATTATATTTATAAGCAAGAAAACTTAAGAAATGATTAAACTTTTCTAACGATTTATTCATATCCCATTGCTTTAGGAATTGGTCAAAGTTATACAAATCACGTAATTTCAAGATTTTTTCAGGCGAAATAAATGAAACACATGCAAATTTTTGTCCAGCAATCGGTTTATCTTCGTCAAGAACATCTACGTATTTACTGTTAGCGGTTCCATCAGGATTAAAACGACAATCAACATTCTTGGGTGGCAAAGACATAGAATAATATAGAATAATATACTATCAGTATTTTAAGTTGTTTTCACAATAAAAAACATTAATATAATATTTAGTAAATTATAATTATTTTAATTCTTGCAAAATGTTTTTTTCTTTCTATTTATTATAATATGTTAGATATCGATATGAAAGAATTGATGAAAAGAGCTATCAAATATTTAGTCGAAGGTTTAATGGTTGCGATTGCCGCATTTGCTATCCCTCAACAAAGTTTGAAATTCGATGAAATCGCTTTGATTGCATTAACCGCCGCTGCTACCTTTAGTATTCTGGATACGTATGTTCCTAGCATGGGAGTCAGTGCTAGAACTGGTGCCGGATTCGGTATTGGTGCAAACTTAGTCCACTTCCCGGGTGGATTTTAATAAAGCAGGCAAATAAAAATACTATATACATTATGTGAGCCAAACACAATAGTTTTATACCTTTAAATTTAAAACATCCTATTAGTTATTATAAAATATATAAACATTATTTTTTAATAATATTTATAATGAATATTTCATTACTTGAGAATAAGGTGCGAAATATTAATTTACAAGATTTAAACAATAAAATTAAAAGATTGTTTTTTGGAGGACATTTTTATCCGTATAATGTATTATTGTGTTCGTTTTTAACAACTTACAATTTGTGTTGGTTTGTTCGAAATAATTATAGTTATATTAGTTTGTGTTATGGATTCTTTTTATCTACATTTATTTGGTCTTTCGCAGAATATATAAATCATAGATTTTTACTTCATAATTTCATATACAAGTATCATAAAAAACATCATACTTACCCAAATCGATTATATATTATTCATATTCCTATGAGTATATCTATTATAGTTATGCTGGCATACTATAATTTTTTAAATACATTCATAAGTGAAGATATTATTACTACTTATGGTATATTTTTACCATTATATTATTTATTATTTGAATATACACATTTAATTTCACATAGTTATAAAGGCTCAAAT